GACGCAGACAATGTGTGTCTGGGTTGTAAAAAGAAACTAAAAATCATAGTTATAGGATGATGCACGATGCAAGACTCAGCGGACTACCTGAACAGCTACCTCCAAGACAACTACAATGAAACGGAATACCACCGGCTGCTAAAATACCCTGAAGAAGACCTCGCCAAGAGCATAGCCGCCACAGACTTCTCCTTCTTCTGCAAATACTACCTACCACACTACTTCAACAAGCCGTGGAGTCCCATGCACCGAGAGCTGATACGAGACATTCAGCCCATGCCGTTCATGGAACACGGCGACAAGATAGCTCGCGCAAGCCCCCGAGAATCAGCTAAAAGCACTCTCACCGTCACCGGACAGATTCTATGGCGGACGTGCAACAACTACGGAAACTACATACAACTGATCAAAGACACGGGACCCCAGTCCGAGCTGGATCTCGGAGGTATCAGGGAAGAACTAGAAGACAACGACTTGATCCATCGGGACTACGGGAACCTCGTGGGTAAAGACAAGTGGGGTCGGTCTGAAATCCTCACCAGCAACGGCATCCTTATTCAGTCGCTCGGCGCGGGAATGAAGATACGTGGGCGGAAGTACCGGCAGCACCGACCCGACCTGATCATCCTTGACGACATTGAAAACGAGGAGAACACGAACACGCCAGACCAGCGGAAGAAGCTGTACGACTGGCTAACCCGGGCGGTGTTGAAAGCAGGCAGCACTAAGACCGTCTACTTCTTCATCGGCACGATCCTGCACTACGACAGCCTCCTCAGCAACATACTCGTCAACCCCGGCTGGAAAGCCAAGAAATACCGGGCGGTCATCGACTGGGCGGATGACAAACGCCTCTGGGATCAGTGGAAGACTATCTACGTCAACATCGACGACATAGACCACAAGGATAACGCTCGAGCATTCTACACAAAAAACAAGGATGCCATGCTAGAGGGGTCTAAGGTACTCTGGGGGGAGATGCACGACTACTACTTCTACCAGACCAAGATCATCGACGAGGGCAGGGAATCATTCGACAGCGAGTACCAGAACGATCCAATCAGCCTCGACGACGCTTTGTTCAAAGTCTTCAACTTCTACAGCGTAGAGGAACGCCCCACCGGACTCGACGACTCATACGAGTACTGGCTTGTCCCGCCAAGGCAGACAGACGAGATAAGAACCACGCTAGGTTTCGACCCGGTACGGCTCATGGACTGCACGCTCTACGGATCCTGCGACCCGAGCTTGGGGAAAACCCAGAAGTCAGACTTCAGCGCGATCATCATAGGCGCGCTCACACCCAAAAACAGGTTGTTTGTTTTAGACGCGGACATCCAGCGTCGTCCACCCAACATCATAATGGACGACATCTTCAAACTAGTCCTCAAGTACAAGAATCTGGGGATGGACTTCGAGCAGTTCGCCGTGGAGTCCGTAGCCTTCCAAGAGTTCTTCAAGGATCAGGTGGCGGAGAAGAGCATGGAGCGGGGATTGTTTCTACCGGTCACTGAAACGAAGACGGCGACCCGGAACAAGGAAGCCCGTATCCAGACGCTACAGCCGGACATTACTAACGGCTACATCATGCTTAACAAGAACCACGATAAGCTAATAAACCAGCTACGCTACTTCCCTAAGGCGGCGCACGACGACGGTCCGGACGCGCTCGAGATGCTGCGCGACATAAGCCGGGGGGGGAAGGGTTTCGTGATGGAGCCGCTAGACCTAGAATGGTTATAAAGTATCGCAATAAAAAACCTGTGCGTATTTAAATAACAAAAAACAAAGAAGATATTGCTTTAGTCACAAAGTAGACCACCTCTTGATCGGCGGGGGGCGACCTACTTTTAAACGGACTCTACAAGAAGCAATCTATGGGAGGATCGCTTGTAGGGGATGAGGGGCACTGCCCATTCATACTAACCACATCACTCAAAAAAAGGAGTGTTCGCTTTGCTAGATAGCGAACCCATCCAAACCAAAATGCCTCCCGCCGTAGGATTCAAGAATCAGGTAGCGAAATACCAGCAGATAGTCAACCAGTCTCGTATCACGAAGCCGCCCCTTAACCCGCAGTCTCAGAACCCCAACCCTGTCCTGCGAAACCAGATCGACCAAGCTCATTCTCTAATAGCAACCGGCGACCGTGATGGATTAACCTACCACGGAGACATCAAGCAGATAAGCTACGACCCGAGAGACATAGTCAACAAAGCCCGGGTCCCGGACTTCCTATACCGTCCTCTTTACGGCAGACCAAGATACATCAACATTCCAGAACTACGCCGGCTCGGGACCACGCCGACAGCCGGCTTATGCGTCCAAACGATCACAGACTACATAGGGGGTCTCGACTGGGTGATACGCTTAAAGGATCGTGAGGCGGAGCCTAACGCAGTCCAAGACCGTGCGATCGAGGAGGTTACTGAGCGCGTTCAAAACCCGAACAGGAACAAGGAGACTTTCCGCGACATCAGGCAGAAGCTCGTTAGGGACATACTACACGTCGACGCCGGCGTGACGGTTAAAGTATTCGACTTCGCGAGCTACGTGGACGGCAACCCGACCAAAGCCCTCCTGCCTTTAGGGCGTAGAAAGATGGTGGAGTACCACGCCTACGACGGGGGCACGTTTACTAAAAGCCCTAACGAAAACGGTCTACTACCCGACCAAGAATCATATTATCAGTACAGTTACCACACTTATTCTTCGCCAACACCCTTCGCACGGGACGAGTTGATATGGATGGAGAGAAACCCTCGGACGGACCAAATCTACGGCATAGGCGCGGTAGAAATGGCGTTCGACGTTATCAGGTACGAAGTCTTCGGAGTCACCTCCGGAATCGACTTGTTCACGAGAAAGAACGTGCCTAAAGGAATCCTGTCTGTCATAGACGCGAACCGGCAGCACATCAGGGAGTTCGCCTCGAGGCTGAAAGACAAGACGCTGATAGTCGACGAGTCAACCGACGAAGCCCGTTGGAGCAGCGAGAACATTCCGATCGTAAACCAGAAGGCTGAGTTCATAAAGCTCGAGCTTGAGCCTGAAACCATGCGGCTGCTAGAGAGCCAGCAATGGTACATCAAACTCATATTCGCCTGCTTTGGTATGACCCCGGTAGAGGCGGGTTTCACCGAAGACAGCAACCGAGCCACCGCGATCGTGGAGAGTGAGAGCTTCAAGAAAAAAGCGATCTTCCCGGTGGCTGACCTGATCGAAGAATACTACAACAAGGAACTCATACCCGAGTTCGGCTACGACTTCCTCGAGCTGGCGTTCATCCACAAAGACATTCAGGATGAGATGCGGCAAGAACAGTTGTGGGGTGACTGGCTGAAAGACGGTCGACGGTCTATAAACGAGTACAGGCGCGAGAAGGGGCTGGATGACGTCGCTTGGGGTGATCAGCCGTACCAAGGTAGTGATTTCGGAACCGACGGCGAAGACGGTATGAGGAGCATGTTCCGGGATCAAGAACAACAGGGGCAATAAAAAAAAAATGGTGGTGACTTCGGACCCGGTAGTGCCGAAGGAGTTTGAGTTTATGACTCCGATCGGTCTTGAAGACAAGCTGGTAGAGAGCCTGCAAGACTGGCTCGACCAATCACTAAACAGTATTCTAAAAACAATACCCGAGTACAGTCGCGCCCGGGTGAGCCTGAAAGCATTCACAACCCGCAACCTCATGAGCGACCTGAACAACATTCTTAATCCTCGTAGGATAGAAGTTCTTGTGAAAGGCATCGTCGCGATCATATTCGACAGGGGGCATGATAGCGTTGAGAAAGACCTCGGCGTGAACATAGCACACAACAAGGCGTTCAGAAACCTAGTTTCAGACCAGTCCTTCAACAAAGTCAAGGGTTTGAGCGACGACCTCGCGACAAAACTCAGGGAAGACCTGTTGAAAGGCTGGCAAGCCGGCGAAGGAATCACGGAACTCAAGAAGAGGGTGAAGACGGTGTGGGGGAACAAGAATATTACTGACGCCCGGGCTGAGACGATCGCCCGTACCGAAAGCGTATTCGCATACAACGGGGCGCGCATGGAGGGGGCTAAAAACAGTGGACTACCGGTAATAAAACGCTGGAACGCTACTTTTGACAGTCGGACGGGATCCGACAGCAAGTTCTTAGACGGTCAAGTACGCAGGCTCAACGATCCTTTCGACGACCGGGTGAACGGGCAGGCAGTACAGCACCCCCCGAACCGTCCGAACTGTAGATGCCGGTTGGACATCATGCCTGCAACAAAATCAATGGAGATCGCGTCAGACATAAAGGAAAGCCTCGGGGTCGACGAAGTCTACTTGTTTGGAAGCTACGCTACCGGGGAAGAGACGCCGACGTCAGACATCGACTTCATGGCTCCCGTAGCGGACGAAGGCGAGAGGGCGCGCTTAACAACTGAGTATAAAACCAAGATCGAGGAACTACAGAAGAAACACGACATACTCATCGACGTCGGTTTCCCGCACGACGAAGCGGAGATGCGGAAGGTAGTCTCATCGTCGTTGACACAGTTCATAAAAGTCTAAGGCTCACACCATACACACCAACCCCCGGTTCCCGGCGACTTGTTCGCCGGGAGCCAACCCCGCAAAAAATGTTTAAGGCAAAGATTTTGCCAGATAGCCGAGCGGAAAAAGTGATTAAAGCAATGACGCCCCTCCCGAAGGTTAGTAGAAGCGAGATTGTGGCTGCGTTGAAGGCTGAAGCTGGCATACAGGTAGATTATTCGACGGTGCAAAGACACCAAAAGAAGTTAGGTTTGATATAACAAGGGATTTTACAAAGTATCGCAAATAAATCCTTTGCCTATTTAAACGAGATTCAACTTAATTCTTATTGTGGACAGAGCAAATGCTCTGCAATATGCTCCCCGGGGTTGAGCCACATCAACGCTGGATGAAGCAAAAAATGCCTGCGTCCGATCAGAAATACGTGAATATCAGCTCTGAAAACCAAGCGTTCAGATTTTCTACCGAACCCGGACTCAAAGGCAAGGAACCACGGTATTTCGTTGAAGGGTATCTCGCAACATACGACAGGGATTCTATTGGCGACATCATAACTGAATCTGGGATGCAGGATGTTCTCGAGCAGGCGGACATGCTGACGATGGATCTCGAACACGAAGCGTTCGTACCTGATTCAGCCGGATACGGGGCATTTAAGAGTAGGAGCGCGCTTATTCCCGTAGCGAAGATTGTAAGCAAGAAACTAGACGACGTTGGAGTCTACATCAAAGCCGAGGTAAACAAAAATCTTAGTAGATTCAAAGAGGTCTGGGGAAGCATCAAGGACGGATACATCAAGGGGTTCAGTTTCGCATGGGATGAGAGCAACCCCGCAGACTGGGTGATCGACGGAGACAGCAGACTACTCAATACGATCCGCATGTTCAACGCTACAATGACTGGAAGCCCTATCAATAAAAGTGCTGCACTAGCTAAAGTAGCGATGAAGAGTCGCACGGCATTATTCTCACAAGGTAGAACCATGAAACCCGCATTGAAGGCATACAACCCAGACGGAAAACACGTCCACACCGGAGAGATACCGATGGGTGAACACAATCACCCGGAAATAGAAGAATCCATATCAGGGATTTGGAATGCAATCTACACCCTACAAGATTCGGCAATGGAGACGAAAGACGAAGCTCCAGTCGGGTTAAAAGACAATCAAAACACTGAGGAAAATAACATGACGCCAGAAGAAGAAGCCAAGGCTAAGGCAGACGCCGAAGCCAAGGTAAAGGAAGAAGCAGAAGTTAAAGCTAAAGCGGAAGCTGAAGCTGCAACACCAGCTGATCAGCCCCCTGCAACAATACCCGCAGCTACACCCCCGGCTGAACCACAGACAACCGAGTCCGAAGCAGGATTGAAGGCGGAGATCGCCGAAATGATCGATCAGAAGTTCGACGAGTTCAAAGCGACTCTACCTCCAGCAGATGATTCAACCCCTGACAAGCCAGAAGAACAAGTGGGTTTAAAGGCAGAAATAGCGGGAATGCTCGACGAGCGTTTTGACGCTCTAAAATCACAATACGCTGAGCCAGCACTCAAAGGACAGGTCACTTCACAGAAACCAGCCGAAGCGGCTGAAGACGAGGGTCTGGCGCAGTTTATACGCTAGAGAGGAAACCAAGATGAGAAGCAAATCAATGAATTTGGGTCCTGTAGAAGCCATGAGTACCTATGACTATTATTACGGCAACTTACGCCCGTTTACGGTAGTTAAAGACCCTCTTGGATTCGCAGGCAGCCCAGTAGGAAACCCCGAGGCAGCAGTTGACCTTCGCCCCGGGCTAAAAGCTAGGCACAGTGTAGCACTAAAAGCATTAACGACGACCAGCGCAGGAGGAGGAACCGCGGGTCAGGCTATGGTCCCTGTTGGACTTGACCCTCTTCTCGTAGACCAAGAAAGGCGCGAGACTCCCATGAGAGAGATAACCCAAAGGGTTTCAAACATGGGTATCACTGCCGACTGGAACGAGAGGACGGCGAGGTCAAGAGGCAAGTCTTACCTAGAGCTTGCAGCTCTCGCAGACAACTCCAACACTCTGGACAGGTACACGAAGTCAATCAAGTACTACTACGCAGTAGGTAGGACTTCTGGACCGGCTCAAGCATCAGTACCCCCCGGATTGTTCGAGCAGTACAGTTCGACAAACTACGCCAACGCCACTCAGCTCGAGGTTGCCATGCAGACCTCCAACCTTGCACAAGGTGAGGAGATCGACATGATAAGCGGCAACCCCGGAGGAACCTACGCCGGCGCGAACACCGACACGGGATACGACGCAGACTCTGTTTCCGCGACATCAATGTACGGAATCAAGTCTCAGGTTAGCAACGAGAACCAAGACGACCAAGCGGGTGCAGCAATCACCCTCGGAGACGTCGAGGATCTCCTGAACCTTTGTTGGGAAGACGGCGGAAAAACAAGCCTGATGCTTACCGACGGTCGAACCACAACCGACTTGAAGCAGTTGATGGAGCAGCAAGCTCGCTACTACGGCGGCACGGACATGACTTGGGGCTTTCAGACCATTACGTTTAATGGTCCAAGAGGACCAGTGCCAATCGTGCAGTCGCAGTTAGTGAGAACTGATGCGGGAGACGGCGGCGGAACAATCGCAGGCAGCAAGTCTATCTGCGCGCTCGACATGCAGATGGTCGAGAACCGCGTGCTACAGGACTACACCTACGAGCCTCTCGGAAAAGACGGAGACTACGAACGATTCATGATCAAGTACTACGGGTGCGTGATCGTGAGGGGAGTCAACACCACGGATGCGACGTCGTTCCACGGCTCGATCATCGACATAGCATAAGGAGGAAAAGAAGATGGGAAGCATAAGTGAAGGCTCGGACGGATGGTTAGCCAAGACAGTATCACCCACAGCAGAAGTCGTGCAGGTTGTAGTCTACACCGCCAACACAGTTGACGATGCGGACACACTTGCAGTCGACTTATCAGACTACGGGGCGTACACGCCACTGGCGATTTTTGGTGCAGAGCATACTACCGACGGAAGCGTGATAATAACTGAAGCACCGACCACAACGGTGTCAGGTTCTACCATCACGATCACTGTTGGAGGTAGTAATGACAACAATCCGAGAGTCTTCATAATCTGGGCGTTGAGCTACGAGATAACTTGGACGGCTCTATCCTAAACGGAGGATTACGATGTCAAGCGCAATAACTGAAGGAGCAGACGGTTGGTTAGCCAAGACAGTGTCCCCAGCATCGGAGATCATACAGCTTGTAATCTACACAGCTAACACGGTAGACGCAGGCGACACGGTCGCGATCGACTTGAGCAAGTATGGAATGCAGACTCCGCTGGCAATATTTGGTAACTCGCACACGGCAGCTGGAGAACTCGAAACAGAAGCACCCACGGTATCTGTTAGTGGCACTACGATGACGATCACCGTAATAGGTGGAACAGATGACGACACACGAAGTTGGGTGATTACTGGTTTGGGATACGGCATAACTTGGACAGCCCTAACATAGAGGATAATGTGGGAGGAAAACCCTCCCACACCCTTTTATTTTTAGAGGGAGATATGGCAACAAAAAAGACGATCGAAGAAAGAGGAACCCAGTTCAATAAGCTGGGCGGGAAAAACAAGAGAGGTTTCCCACCATTAACAAAGAAAGGAGACAATTAATATGGCAGTAATCTATTCAGGAACCTTTGACGGTATCCAAGGACACAAGGGCATGGCGATCCAGTACGGGATCGGTGCAACAATCGGAACCGGAGTCACATTCACATACCCGTTTCTCGACACACCAGCAGTATTCACGCTCGGCGACACCGACGAACACGTTCACGCAGCAAGCTCGGCGACAACCGGCTTCACGCCAACAGCATCGAGCGCGTCAAGCTCGGGATCTGGCGGGACAGCAAACTGGCTTGCGGTAGGGCGCGGAGACAAGAACATGATCCACAAACAGTTCAGCAGCCTGTACGGCGACTTCGACTACGGAACCTGCGAGATCGGAACTGCGACAACATTCAGCAACGGAGCGTACAGCGGCATCCCCATCGTCATCGCGGGAGCGACAGCAGACGAAGGATTATACATCGCGTCGGATAGTACTACAGGATTCACGCCTACGGCAACAACCGGGTCAGGAGGTTCGGCAACGGGCGCAGCATACTTCACCTTCGGGGCGGGACCAAACCACAAGACTCTGCGGGAGACTAGCGTAGCACAATTCCAGACCGCGCCCTTATGGTGCGAGATCGGAACCTACGCCGCGTTGAGCGCGTTGACATTCGCTTATCCGTTCAAGTCAACACCGAAAATAATAGTCAGACCGACAAGCGACGGACAACACTACGCTGCAAGCAGCGCGACAACAGGATTCACACCCACCTCGATAACACTCACCGGAAAAGGCGCGGGAGCATCAGGAGTCTACATCGCTCTTGGTCCTAAAGACATTTGAGGAAGACCATGACTAAGCTGATAAACAACACAGGAAAAACGATAGACCAGATCACTCGAATCGACGGCAAGTGGTGGGACGGGTTGAAGCCCGGAGACACCCTCGAAACCGACAACCCCTACGTGATCAAGGCTCTTGTAAAACACGGGGTGGACGTTGTAGGAAAGAAAAAGCGGAAGGAAGCAACCCCTACCAAAGAAGCTGCGCCTAAGAAGCCTCCAGTAAAAAAACACGGCGAGGTCAAGGAGACGCCAATAGACCTTTCGAGTAAGACGGTGAAGGAGCTTAGGGAACTCGCAAAAGAAAAGGGGGTCTCGGTAAGAGGCTCAAAAACGAAGATCATAGACAAAATCTCTCAGTCCTGAACAGAGTCGAATGGCGATGACGTGGAGGAGGAGATGACCACAAGGAGGGAGAAAAAAACATGGACAGACCAGCATTAACACCACATGGAAGCAATATTTTATCGGAAAAGAGGAACATAGATTTACTGACTCGTTCAGGAATCAACAAGCACACGCTTTTCAGCGGGACCGCGCAGAACCTGACCGGGCTTGGTTTAACGACTGTTGTGACTCTCGACAAGAACTCGAGCGTCCACGCAGGCACAGGGATCACCGGATACGACGGAAACGATCAGGTTAAGGCACTCCCGATCTCGGACGACGCTGAAGTCAACAAGTGGAATCTACAGAAATTCTATACGAACCAGTTCGCACCTCGCGGGTGGGGTAGTGTGGTTTCTGCTCAATTCTTGGACGACGACGACTACATCATGATCGACGTCGGCGCGGCTTCAAATTGGAGTACTAACGGTAACGACGACGAACTGATTTTCTGGCTCGGTAGCGAGAGTACTTTCGCAAACACAATATTCGACATAGAACTCATCGCCGACGACGGAACCACTAGCAAGGCGGATCACGCCCTAACAGCCTACAGTACGGCGCAAGAGTGGCAGCTCATAGACATCGACACGAGCGGGGACACGTTGGATGACGTAGAGTTCATAAAAATCCAGTGCGATGATGCGACAGGGGATCCAACACTCTACCTGAGCGATTTCGTCAGGGCGAACGCTAACTTGGTGGACAACGACGCCTACGCGCAGGTCACATCAAACTCAAACCTCGGGTGTCCGGCAACGAACCTCGAAATCTACCTGAATAACATGGACGCGGACCAGACTGCTAGGCTCTACATCAACAGTCTTGCTAACAGCCCGTACATGATTTATCCCAACACGTTCAGGTACGTGAGTCAAATACCAATACACGCTTTTTGGATCAACGGCGTTCAGACTAGCGCGGGAGCAGCAGGAGACACCAGCGTAGACTACTACGTTGAGGCAGAGGGGGTGTACCTGTAAAAATGACAGCACACACCAAAGGAACTAAGAGTGTGACCACGCCCAAGATAGCTTTAGACTTGACTACACTGGTCGAGAACTCGCGGCGTTTTTCCCTTGTCGACAAGGATCTCTTCGAGGACGCTAACGCGACAGCGGACACAGACCGTTGGGATAGCGGCTATATTATTGGAACTGAGGGGGGCGCGGCAGACATCAACACGACCACAGCCGGAAAACTCTACACGATAGTCGACCCAGACGCAACGCCAACTGCGGCGGCTTACGGAGTAACCCACAAGGAGCCATTATACAGCCGGTACTATCAGACTATGGTGGACATGGACGCTACTTGGGGGGTGCAGACTGCTGGAACCGCGAACGCGGGGATCATGCTAACTAAGGGGTCTGCCTTTGACGCCACCAACTACCTATGGATCGGAAGGTACAAGACGAGCGGCACAGACGTCATCAGGGTTGACGGTAAACTAAACAACACATCAATATTCAGCGGCACGCCAACGGACGTCGCGATCACAGACGACGTCGTGGCATTCAAGATCGAGAGGCTCGGGGACGAGTACAGGTTTTATTACAGTACGAGTCAGGATCCCGTCGAGAACTGGGTTTTTGTAGACGTTGTTGACGACAGCACAGCAAACTACATGACGAACGGAACCTCGATCATCCTGTTCTCACAGTCTAGCGGGACCAACACGGACAACAGCATCAACGCTGACTTCGACAACTGGAAGAGCTACATAAGCGACGAGGGTCTCGATGAGTTGATAGGGATAGTCGGTAGAGACAACGCCGACAACGCGTTCAGTACGAGTAGTGTCGCAGCAAACGAAGACGGTACTCTTGTAGAAAGACTCCAGTTCGTTCAAGACAATCTGGTTCCAGAAACCGGGGGTCTTGTCCAGTACGGAGTGGTCACAACATCAACATCAACAACCAAGTGGAAGGCAAGCGCACTTGCCGGCAAGGGAGCTAACGTCTACAACGACGTCTACTACGTCCAGTTCATAGAGGCGGACAACGCCGCACCGGAAGGCGAAGTCCAAAAGATTAGTGCGTACGATACGAGTGACGGAGACTTCACTGTAGGGGCAGCGTACACCGCTCAGCCGGCAGTCGGAGACCAGTTCGTAGTATTGCACGAGAGTCTTGTGATGCTCGGAAGAAACGACGCAGACAACGTGATCTCTACTTCAACCATCGCGGCAAACGAGGATGGGAGCATTTTAGAGAGACTCGAGCAGATACAGGAGGTTGTAAATAAGAGCACTGGGACTGCCATAGCATCCACCAAGTCACTGGTAGACGCCATTGGAGCAACCGGCAGCGACGCAGTAAGCCACGACTACAGTCACAATGGAGTAGTACAGTACATGCACGGGCATCACGCCGAAGCCATAACCTTGTTTGTTATTCCAGAAGCGGTAGCATCTATAAACACTCACAACACGGCAATACAGACTGAATTAGCTAAGTTGGGTGAAGTGGTTACAATAACTCAGGCTGATGCGCTAACATACCCCGACTTTGAAGGATTGAGTATTGTTGTTCTCGGAACGAACAACGGCACGGCGTGGACTACAACAAATCTCGCGAACATAAAGACCGTCCCGAATCTCCCAATATTGTGTGTTGATTCTGTAACGGCGGCTTACCTCGAGATAGGAACCGACGGCGGAGCAGCTGCAACCAAGACTGCTATAAACGCTGTGGCAAACATAAAAGGCAGCCTACTAGGTACTGGCTACCACGACACAACTGGGCTAGCGGTTGGAGCCAACACGGTATCAAGCTCCGCGACATACAACACGCTCGACATGAGTGATGCAAACATCACTGAAACTTGGTACGCTTATGAAACCGCGAACGCGAACACCGACGTAGTACTGGGCGAGATTAGGAGAATACAGCCAGACGGTACGATCGGAATAGACGAGACCGGTGCGGAAGTGGACGCTACAATAGCGTTCTACGGGTGCGCGTATTCAGCTAACGATCTAAACACGCTAGGAAAATCGATAATATGGCTGCTTGTCGCGAAACTCATACAGAGTAGGACAATCGGGCAGTCTCTATCAATATCAGGCAACATCGGAAACCTGCAAAAGAAAATCTTTGGAAACACGTTCGGAAAGTTCAGCGCAACTAAGCCTCTCGCAGCATACATAGCCGGAAACTCAGCGGGACTCGGAACCGAGATGCCGAACAGCAAGGCATTGTACGACATTCTATGGGTTGACAGGTATGAGGATGCGGGAAACACTACTGGTTTCACGGCTACAGCAGCCATGACAACTGTAGAAACAGACATCGCAGGTTTAACCAACGGAACCGCGTTGACTGGAACAACCCGTAGGAAAATATCTTACTGGCTCGACATGAGCAACTACGAGGGAGACGCTAACACACCCAACTGCACGATCCGGGTCAAGGCAAAAATTGACGAGACAAACTACCGGACAGTCGACACGATAACTTGGACGAACGGGACAAGCGACTCGGGACTACTTATAGAAGTCCCCGCGTTCCCCCACAACCTACAGGTCACGTTTGAGAACAGCGCGGCTTTAGACGGTGACGTGGTGGTTCCGTACAAGATTATGACGGAGAACTTGGAGTACTGAATATGAGTGAATACGCGCAAAACGAGAAAGGTTTGGTGGCAACGGAAACCTTTGTGACAGACGAACACACCTACACCCTGCAAGATACGCAGGAGGTCAGGGTAGTCTGCACGTCCGGGACCATCACCACAAACATTCCCTACGTAGCCGCTGATTGGCAGTCTGACACTCCAGTCGACGAGTTTTCGGTGGCGACCATGACCGCGGGAGACGTTCGGGTTTTCCAGCTTTCGGGATCAGGGATCTACCGCGGCGAGGCGGGTAACAAAGCAGGCGCGGCAACCGCCGGAGTGAGTTTCGTGTGGTCGGCTCGGGACACAAAAACTAAAATACCCCTAATAAAAAGGGGGATGATAAGGAGATATTCAAACGGAATAACAAGGAGGAGTGCATGATGAAAAACAAAAAACTTGGGATTTTCGCGGTCTTTCTATTGCTTTCAGCAGTAGCATCCGCGACAGATACGATA